CATGCACAGCTTCTGTGCAGTAGCAATCAGCCCGGAGATGAGGGCGTCATCATCCGCATAGTCCACACGAAGGTAGTTCTTTGCTTCTTCCAATGTGAGCATCGTGGTTCACCTCCATAATGGTAACGGCAGCACCGCACAAAACGATGCTGCCGCTATTGCTGTTGCGATTACGCAGATGCCTTCATTTTGAGAACCTTGACCGCTTCAGGGAGAACCAGCTTGCCGTCAACACGTTCCTTGGCAACGAAACCGACCATGCCATTACCGGCGAACAGTTCCTTGAGTTCGGCAAAGGAGCGAGTGCCACGGTCACCGATGTTGTAGTAGCTGTAGTCACCGAATGCGATGGCAGGCTTTCCGGCAGCCATCACAGGGAAATAAGGAGAAGTGTATACCTTGTAGCCGAGGATGCGACCGGGTTCACCGTCCTCCACGGAATCGTGCCAGAGAGGATGGCCGTTCTGATCCTTCAACTTGCGGAGCATACCCACAGTCTGGTCATTGGTGAGGAATGCAGCGTTCTTGCGGTAGGGACGCTTGAGGGAGTAAACCAGATCCACCAGTTCGTCATAGGTGACCTTATTGGTGGCGGCAGCGGTTACACCGACTTCAGCGCCACCGTTCTCTGCCAGAAGGCCGAGGGGCTGACCAACACCGGTACCATTGAGGAAGGCATCCTCTTCGGCGTTGGCGAGAGCCTTGGAGAACTGACGGAGGATGTAAGCCTCAAGACCGAAAGCGTTGTCATACAGGAGTTCCTCGGTAACCTTCACGGCAACATGAAGCTTGTGAGCATCCAGGTTGATCTGTGCGAAGGTCGCATCACCAAAGGTGAGAGCCTCGCCTTCGTCAATCCAGGCTGCGGCAGGCTTGGTGGCGGCAATGTTGATCTTGCGCTCACCGGCCGTGGTGATAGTAGTGCCCAGGCGACGGAACACATTGTCCTCTTCCAGGGACTCAATCAAACGGGAATCGTACTCTTCGGGAACGAGGTAGCCGCCATCAGCGTCGATGCCCTCGGAAAGAACATTGGAAATCTGACGGAAGTTGGTGCGGAGTGCCTTGAGCATACCTGCCTTATAAGCATCGGATGCTCGACCGGTCTGAGGCTGCTGACCGCCGGCGGAATTGCCGTTCATGGGCTTGTTGGTGATGGGTTCGGAAGTGGGCTTGGAAAGCTGGGCGTCCATGGCCATCATGGCTTCCATACGCTCGATTTCAGCACCATAGTCCTGGACCTTCTTTTCCATCTGGGCATAGGTCTTGGCATCCTCTTCAGAAAGCAGACCGTCCTTGTCACGCTTGGTTTCAACAAAAGCCTTTGCGGCCTCCCAAGCCTGGTTGCGCTTTGCGCGCAGTTCGTTGATAGTCATATAAAATTACCTCCAGTTTTTGATAAGATTGAGCCGGTCTAAAAAGTCATCGGCTCTGTGTTTGTTGGTGGGTTTGGGTTCGATGGCGCACTTGTGGGCAAGTTTGTCCATAAGGGAATTGACCACATTGGCCTTGGAATACAACATGGAAACCGTAGGAACTTCCATATCCTCGGCTTCACCGGAACGCTTCATGATTTCGTCAGCAAAGCCGAGTTCTACGGCTTTATTGGCATCCATCCAGGTTTCGGCATCCATGAGGTGAGACAGCTTCGCACGGGACAGCCCGGTCTTAATTTCGTAGGCATTGATGATGGAATCCTTAACGCTGCCGAGCATCTCGATGGCCTTCTGCATTTCGCCGGAGTCACCGAAGGCAACGGTCATGGGATTGTGAATCATCAGCATAGAAACCGGGGACATCAGCACCTTTGTGCCGGCCATAGCAATAACGGATGCTGCGGAGGCAGCGATGCCGTCAATCTTGACTGTGACGTTTCCGGGGTAATCCATCAGCATATTGTAGATTTGGGCAGCGGCTACGCAGTCACCGCCGGGGCTGTTGATCCACACGGTAATGTCACCGGAATCAGCCATCAGTTCATCCTTAAACAGCTGGGGTGTGACATCATCATCAAACCAACTTTCCTCTGCGATGGTGCCGTTCAGATGCAGAATCCGTTCCACCGGAGCCGTCTCCGTCTGTGCCTGGTTCTTCCACTTCCAGAACTTCTTCATCGGTTTTTTCCTCCTTTCCGCTATCGTTGGGGGTTCTATTTGCAAAAGCCCCTGCATTACGCATAGGGAGCATATTGCCGTTAATGAGGTACAGGTCGCCACCTTCTTCCGCAGGGATGCGGTCGAGGTTTTCCAGTTCTCGGATGTCATTTGCGGACATCCAACCGTTCTGGCGACCGATGGCATAGCCGTTCATACGGCTCTGATAATCGCCACGGAGCAGACCTTCCAGATTGAACTTCACGAAATACGCAGCCTTTTCATCTGCTGCCAAGAGCGCCCGCATTAGGGACTGCTCCCAGCGGATGACCCAAGGGTCAAGGGTATATTTCACGAATTCCAGGGACTGCTGCTCAATATTAGAAAAGCTCGACTTTTCCAGGTCACCCACCATATGGGGCGGCACTCGGAAAATTCGAGCAATTTCATTGATTTGGAATTTACGGGTCTCAAGGAACTGTGCCTGTTCTGGGGAAATGGAAATTGGTGTGTACTTCATTCCTTCTTCCAAAACAGCAACTTTGCCGGAATTGGAAGATCCACCGAACTGACTCTGCCAAGCATCGCGTACTCTCGCAGGATCTTTGATAGTGCCGGGATGCTCCAACACACCGGAAGGTGCAGCACCGTTGGCAAAGAACTTGGCTCCGAATTCCTCGCAGGCGATAGCCATACCGATAGCGTTCTTCGCCATGGCAATAGGGCTGTAGCCCACAAGACCATCAAAACCGAGTCCGGGAATGTGGAGAACATCAGAAGGTCGAAGTGTGACCGTCTGTTGCTTATCCTGAATAGCCTCGTCATTACCACGGTTGTAGCTGTAGTACAGCTGTCCCTTGGCATCACGCTCCACGGTCATTTTGTTTGGCATCAGCGGATACAGAGCAATGATTTCATTTTTGCCGTTGCGAATGATCTGTGCATAGGCGTTGCCCCAAAGGAGCAGATGGGTCATGAGGGTTTCTCTGAAAACAAAGGAACTCATTTCAGGATTCGGCTCATCGTGGAGCAGTCTGTACAACGGGTGGTCAATGGCTTTTTCTTTGCCACCGTCATCGGTGTATTTGTATAAATGCAATGGAAGCCCTGCCACAGCCTCTGCCAGGATACGGACACAGGAATAAACAGCGGTCATCTGCATTGCAGAGCGTTCTGTCACAGATTTGCCCGAGGTAGTTCCACCCATGAAGAATGTGTAGGTGCTGCCTGCGGTTCTGTTTTGGGGCTTATCTCTGGATTTGAACAACCCGGAAAAAATGCCCATATCACATCACTCCCTTCATATAAACAAAATGCCTCGGCTGTCATAAACCGAAGCACCATTATCGTTGCCACAGCGGATCGCTCGGTCGAGAGCCATTATGGTGGCAACTGCGCCGTCAATCTTTTCTGTGGATTTTTCCTTATCCGGCTTGATATTGCCGGCGGGATCGGTACGGATGAAGATGTTATCCATCATCCATCGGAGGACTGGATGCCCACCGTGGGCGATCTTTTCTTCAAGCACCAGTTTCATCAGTTCTTTTGTGGGTGGAGACATATCTTTGAAGCCCTGTCCGAAAGGCACCACCGTGAAGCCCATGCCTTCCAGGTTCTGCACCATCTGTACAGCACCCCAGCGGTCGAATGCGATTTCACGGATGTTATAGCGTTCACCCAGGCGCTCGATGAATTTCTCGATATAGCCGTAGTGAACCACATTGCCTTCGGTGGTCTGCAGGAAACCCTGTCGTTCCCATACATCGTAGGGTACATGATCTCGGCGCACACGCAGATCCATATTATCTTCCGGTATCCAGAAGTATGGCAGAACAATATATTTGTCATCTTCATCGGTGGGTGGAAATACCAGCACCAAGGCTGTGATATCCGTAGTGGAAGATAAGTCCAGACCACCGTAACAGACTCGACCTTCCAGATCATCCTCATTGGCAGCAAAGGCGCATTTGTCCCATTTCTCCATAGGCATCCAACGGACTGCCTGTTTGACCCACTGGTTTAAACGAAGCTGCCGGAAAGCGTTCTCCTCGCCGGGATTCTGCTTGGCAGACTCACAGGCATCACGCACTTTGTCAATGCCAACGGTGATTCCCAGGGAAGGATTGGCTTTCTTCCAGGTGGCAGGGTCAGTCCAGTCATCCTCTTCATCAGCACCGTAGATAACGGGATAGAAGGTATGATCGATTTTTCTGCCATCGATGATGTCCTTGGCTTTCTGGTGGATCTCATAACAGATGGACTTGGTATCATTGCCTGCCGTAGTAATAAGGAAATACAGAGGCTGCATACGGGCATCGCCGGAGCCCTTTGTCATAACATCAAACAGCTTTCTATTCGGCTGGGTGTGCAACTCATCGAAAACAACACCGTGGGTATTAAAACCGTGCTTGTTGCCGACATCAGCGGAAAGCACCTGGTAGATACTGCCCGTTGGCTGATAAATGAGCCTTTTCTGGGAGTCCAGTATTTTGACACGTTTGGAGAGTGCAGGACACATACGCACCATATCGGCGGCAACATTGAAAACAATGGATGCCTGCTGTCGGTCAGCAGCACAGCCGTAGACCTCGGCGCGTTCCTCACCGTCACCGCAGGTCAGCAAAAGTGCAACGGCGGCAGCCAGTTCGGATTTGCCCTGTTTCTTGGGAATCTCAATATATGCGGTATTGAACTGACGGTAACCGTTGGGCTTCAGCGTTCCGAAGATGTCTCGGATGATCTGCTCCTGCCAGTCAATCAGCTCAAAAGGCTTTCTTGCCCAGGTGCCTTTGGTGTGGCAGAGGGCTTCGATAAAGCTGACCGCATAGTCTGCGGAAGCCTTATCGTAATAACAGCCCTT